AAAGACTGAAAGGACAAACGATGACACCGAATGAAATAATTGAAAGGGTAGCTATCTACCGAGGGGTAAGCATCCAGCAAATACTGGGCAAGTCAAGAAAGCAAGAGATTGTGAACGCACGGCATGGGGCGCAGTATTTAGTGATGAAGCATTGCTCTAAACTAAAGCAAGAAGCGATGGCGTTACCTTTCAATCGTGACCGCACTACCTTACTCCACGCAAGAGATGCTGTCAATGATTCTCTCGCTATTAACGATGGGCAGTTCCGATGGATTAATAATGTAGAACTTGGAAAGGGCTACGGAGATAAAGTCTTAGAGAAGCTATTTGCAGCCAAAGAGTGTATGGATAAAGGATATACGGGAGAAGCTAAGAAGATAGTTAACGATGCGATTGAGTTACGCCAGTCGTTTTTGGACAGCTTGGAGGAGTTAAAATTGCAACAACTAAACGCTAAAATATGAAATACATTCACGTTCCAACTGGCGTACTTTATGACCAGATACACCTAACCAATTTAGACATTAATGATTTCATTCGTGCCAATCTTCCCAAACATTGGCGAGTTGAGGGGTTTTACGCAAGCTGCGAGTGGGCAGAGCAATATCAAGAAGCTAACACGGATATTTTAAATTCTAAATTAACTCTTCATAATAGTATAATTTTTGAAGGTGTTGAGCGCATTTCTATGGCTGAATTTATGTACCACATTTACAATCCGTGGAAAGCAGAGAAAAAAGAACCACACTACAACCATCAGCCGATTGAGGTCATTGATATGATGCTATCTATTTACGGCAAAGAAGCTGTCATTCATTTCTGCTTGCTTAATTCATTTAAATATAGAATGAGGGCAGGGCATAAAGACGATGCGGTCAGGGATATAGAAAAAGCCTTGTGGTACGAAAAAAAAGCTAAAGAGTTGGAAATCAAATAAATTAACTATATTAGCAGCCGTGAAAGCACGGCAAATCATAATGCAGCTGTATGATTCAGGAGAACTGATGAAGGCTTGCAAGTCAATAGGCAGCACTTATTCCGACGATTTATGTCAGGAGGTGCTGCTTTGTCTTTTTGAGAAACCCGAAGCCAAAATATTAGAAGCGCATGACAAAGGTTATTTTCGGTTTTACGTTGTTAGAATAGTGATGAACTTTGCCAACTCTAAAAACTCCAGCTTTCACAAGAAGTACCGAAATAGGGATGAAGTCATACCGATTAATCATTTAGGGCAAGTGGGCGAAATGCCAGTCGAATCGTATCTCGAAAGCCACGGCATTGACTTAACCGCACCCGATTACGACTATCAAAAGGACTTGGAAACGCAAGGGAAGATTGACCGATTAGAGGTGGCTTATCTAAGACTGAACAACGAAAGCGAATTTCCTTACGAACAAAAACTCCTTGACTTACATTTAACCTTAAGGAATAAACGAGCGGTCAGCCGATTGACCGGGATACCTTACCGCACGGTATGTCATAACTTAGACACAATCTATAAATCTTTGAAAGATGCAGCACTTAATTATTAGCGCACTTGCTGGCTTGGCTGGCTATTCATTTGTTATGTTAGCAGGCTTCAAGCTAAAGGGAAAACCTTTAAACTGCCAAGTATGTATGGCGTTTTGGTTTGGCTTAATTACCTCTTTATTAGTCGAGCCATCTTTTTACGCACCAGCCGTAGGGTTCGGGGCAATGTGGTTTGCAGCAATGGCACAAAAAACTTTACTGAAATGAACCAAGACCAATATCTACAACTAAGGGCAGCACGACCTTACCTCGATCAATACCACGCTGTGGGGAGTGTATCTATTCCGCACGATGTAGCGCAGATGATGCAGAAGGTTCACGCAGAACTTTACGGAGGTTCGTTTAATAATTGGTGTCAGGCTTGCGTAATCGAAGCACTAACAAAATTGATGGTTGCTTTTGATAATTACGAAACTAAAAGCGCACCGGTAATTGTTTCACAAGAGGCTAAAGTCAAAGCAGATGTCCCCAAGCGAAGCAGCAAACGTAATTCAAATACTAACTAATACGTTAGAGGCTATCTGCGATTGTGAGGTAGATAATGCGTACGAAGTAAAACAAAAGCTAATCGATAAGATAAGCGAACTAATAGACAAGCTATGACGACAACACCTATAAACAAAATCAAATCGAACCCTAATAATCCAAGGGTAATAAAAGACGACAAGTTTAAAAAGCTGGTTCAGTCTTTAAAAGACCTACCCGAAATGGCGCAAGTCCGACCGATAGTAGTCAATCAGGATATGATTGTCTTGGGAGGTAATATGAGATTAAAGGCAATGAAGGAAGCAGGCTGGAAGGAAGCACCGGTAGCTATTGTGGATTGGGATGAGGACAAGCAAAGACAGTTTATCATTAAGGACAACGTAGGCTTCGGTGAGTGGGATTGGGATATGTTAGCCAACGAGTGGGATGCGGAGAGTTTAGGTGAGTGGGGATTGGATGTACCGCAGATGAATGAAACGGAAATAGAAGCAGAGGAGGATGACTTTGATGTACCCAAAGGCGGTATCAAAACTGATATTGTTTTAGGTGATTTGTTTGAGATTGGGGAGCATCGGTTGTTGTGTGGGGATAGTACTGATAGCGACCAAGTTGCAAAGCTGATGAATGGGGAGAAGGCTGATATGGTGTTTACTGACCCGCCTTATGGCATGGCTTATGAAAGTAATGCTTGGGATAGTAAAAAAAGTGAAGTAAAACAAAAGCGAACCGATACACAAATATTGAATGACGAGAATACAAATGTTGGTCAAGACGCATTAAATTTGATACCTTTATTTCTAAAAAACAATAGCCATTTTTATATCTGGTGCAGATGGGATTGTTTTAATGATTTTAAAGAAATATGTCAAAATATTGGTAAAATAAAGAGCGTTGTAGTTTGGGATAAAGGTGGTCCAGGATTAGGGGATTTAAAAGGTTCTTATGGAGATAGTGAATGGGCAATATTTGGAATGATTGGCAGGCGAGAATTAAAAGAAAGGCAGAATGGAGTTTGGCAAGTAAATAGAATGAAGGGATTACAAATGCAGCATCCTACGCAAAAGCCATTAGAGATTTGTGAGCGTGGAATAAACAACTCGACCAATGTCAACGAATTAATTTTAGATTTATTTCTCGGTTCGGGTTCAACTATGGCTGCCTCACATCAACTAAACCGCAAATGCTACGGCATGGAACTTGACCCAAAGTACTGCCAAGTCATTATAGACCGAATGCTTAAACTTGACTCAAGTTTGACTATCAAACGCAACGGAGAGAAGTATATTAGAATCAACGAAATTACAACGTAATGGGTGGCAGAGGACAAATAGAGCCAAGATGGCAAAAGGGCGAAAGCGGCAATCCAGCAGGGAAACCAAAAGGAACACGCAACCGAAGCACTATCGTCAGGGAGTGGCTGGAGGTACAGCAGTCGGTAAAGAACCCTATTACGGGCGAGCAGGAGGTATTAGAGCAGCAAGATATTATGACCTTGGCTTTGATAAAGAAAGCACGGGAAGGCGATGTTAATGCGTATCGGGAATTGATGGACAGCGCACACGGCAAGCAGACAAATCAAATCGAAGGCTCTATGCACTTGACTGGTTTAAAGGTTGAGGTGGTTGATAGCGGATTTAGTACCTCATCTTCCGAGAGTGAAATAATCGACTGATGTGTTTGAGGGTTCGGTTTTATTTAAAGACAACTATGCTGCCAAGGATAAGGTAGTAGTCAACCAGGGTGGATCATCTTCGGGTAAGACTTACTCCATCCTTCAAGTGCTATTTCTTCGGGCAATAGAACACCCAAGAAGCGTTACGACTATCGTAGGTGAAACTATCCCCAACCTTAAAAGTGGTGCGCTTAGAGATGCCCAAACAATTGTGGCCAATTCGCCAATATTAACAAAGCTGATTGCAAGCTACAACGCTACCGACCGAGTGTACACGCTTTACAACGGTTCGGTATTGGAGTTTAAATCTTACGAAACCAGCCAATCTGCAAAGTCAGGAAAGAGGCAGTTTCTATTTGTGAACGAAGCCAACGGCATAAGCTACGAGATTTGGAACGAGTTGTACTTACGGACAACCATTCAGGCGTTTATTGACTACAACCCGAATAGTGAGTTTTGGGTACACGAAAAGCTAATCGGCAAAGAGGGT